TATTAAAAATATGTTTAAATTTATTTTAAAATAAATTTAACATTTACAATTACAATTACATACAGTTTCATTATTTAATGGATCAACAATAGCTATAATACGCGCCCATAAAATAATAGTTATTAACCATGTTATTAATAGAGCGTAATATTGATATCTACCTAATTGAGGATTTTTATTTTTTTTAGGAGATACAATAAAAACTAATTTTAACCAACCTAATGTAGACGCAATAATTGCTAAAACTAAACCTAACCATTGATTAAGAGAAATAGACTGAAAAGTTTTTAATAAATGTTTTGTTATCATTAATATTATAATTTATTATAATTTATTATAATTTATTATAATATTAACATTCATTGCATATACCTGTTTTATTTATTTGAATAAAATTTTCTGTAACTATTTCTTCCCTAATATCTAATTCAATTGATATTAAAACTTTATTACATATATAACATTTTAAAAATGGTTTAATATGCAATAAATCCCAAATATAACGCTTTATATCTTCTGGTAATATCATATAATATTTATTTTTATCTACATCTAAAGTACATATATTAGTAAAATACTTAATTCCTTCTAAATCATACTGCATTTTATAATATTAAATATTATAAAATACTTAATTCCTTCAAAATCATATACCAATTAAATTAGAAAATAAAATTACACCTAGATAACTAGATATTCTTGTATAATATATATTTTTTAAATAATTTATTCTCATTACTGATTTACTAAATTGCATATTTTTAGCTGCATTTAAACAAAGATAAACTGGCACTATAAATGGCATTTTTAATTATATTAATTATTATAATTTATATCTTTAAATATAAAAAATTTAATTTTTTATACCAATAACACCACATGCTAATCTTTTACCTGCATTACCTGTTTTAAATGATTCTGCATCATTACCTTTACCACAATCATCTTGATTTTCATGAACAATTATCATTCTACCTGTAATATTAATTTTATCTTTAATTAAACTTATTTTATTAGTTTTTATTGTTCCTTTACTAATATTATTTTTACTTTTTATATTTCCCAAATCACCTGCATGACTTTCTTTAGAATTTAAACAACCATGATTTTTATTATAAGGATTAAAATGCTCACAAGCACTAACACATCCTTTTGTTAAATCACCATTTTTATGAATGTGGAATCCATGTAATCCATCCTTTAAATTTTTTATATCATATTTTATAAATAAATATTTAGATTTTTGTAGAAATTCTACAATACCATATACATTATTATTTTTAATTGATTTATCTGGTTGAAGTAATGCTATACAGCTTTTTAAATTACAATTTTTAAGTGTTTTTTTATTATTTTTTAAACACTTATTTTTACAAGTTTTCATTATAACTTATAAATTTATTATTTATTTTTAATTTTCTTTGAAAAGATTTTTAATATCATCATTAGGGTATTTATAAGCTAAATCTGGTTGATCTTCATGTCCTTCTTTTAGAATTTGATAATCCCCTGTTGTTGTACATAAATTATAAATATTAAAATTATCTTTTATATCAAACTTGCTAGTTCGTGTGGCAAAATTTACACTAATACTGCCTTCTATACCACTAATTATTCTATGAAAAATTCCAGCAGGCCAAACCACCATTGCTGGTCCATCATAATATAATTTATCATTTTTATAAACTTTATCAGGTGTTACAATAAAACTAGCTTTTGTTCGTGTTTTTGTATCAAAAATATCAATATACCTAGTTCCCTGTAAAACTAGTAAATTATCATCTTGACCAGGATGCATATACCAAGGCCGTTTTACTGGAATTGGCGAATCTTCAACCGGACCAGGTGAAATTGAATTGGGACCATGAATAACTCTATCAATTCCTGATATATTTGGAATATCTGATGGTACCATTTCATCAAACTTAACTCCACGAGTTCGTCGCAAAATACGCAGGGGAATAATACGATACATATTTTTGTTAGTTATATTAATATAATTAATATTTTTTAAATTATTTTATTTTAATTAGTTCTTAAAAATTTAAAATAAAAATATGAAGACTTAAATTTACTATTAATATTAATATAAAATAAATCATTTAATATGTTAAGAAATAAAACTATATTGATTACTGGTGCTTCAGGTGGATTAGGTCAAAGTTTGGCTAAAACATTTGCTAAACAAGGCGGGAAAATCATTAATCTCTCTAGAAATGTTGAAAAAATGATTAAACTAAATAACACTTTAAATAATATTAATCAACAAGAAAATTTATATTTTAAAACCGACATATCAAAATATAATGAAATTATTAATGTTAAAAATCAACTTGAAAAAACCAATAATTTGCCAAATATTATTATTAATAATGCAGCTGGAAATTTTCTTTGTAAATTTGAAAATTTATCTTATAATGGTTGGAAAAAGATAAATGAAATTGTTCTTGATGGAGCTTTCAATATTTATCACATTTTCGGTAAAACATTTATCAAAAAAAAGAAAAAGGCCGTTTTTTTAAATATTTCAACAACCTATTCTCAAAATAGTTCTGCCCTTGTTATACCCAGCGCCGCTGCTAAAGCGGGTGTTGATAATATAATGAAAGGTTTGACTGTTGAATGGTCTCAATATGGAATGCGTTTTGTAGGAATTGCACCCGGACCTATTGAAAATACTGGTGGTGCAGAAAAATTAGATAAATTTGGATTATTTAAATATTATAATAATTATGTAAATCCATCACAAAGAATGTGTCATCCAGATGAAATATCAAATTTGGCTGTTTTTTTAACATCAGACAAAGCTAAATATATAAATGGTGAAATTGTTAAAATAGATGGAGGTGAGTGGATAAAAAATCAAGGAGAATTTTCATTTTTAACAAATTTACCATTTTATGATAAATTTTTATAATAGTAAATATTTATTTGATCAATATCTATTACAACCTAACACATTTAAAACTAACTTATATAAATTATTCTTATCTTTTTCTTTTTCTTTTTCTTTTTCTTTCATTTTTTCTTTTGAAACTTCAATAAATATTGTATGTTTTTTTTCTGTTTGAGATAATTTTTCTAATACTTCACAAACTATTATTTTATTAATTGGTTGTCGTAACATTCTTTCACAATCATTGTGTAAAAGTTGAGACATATATCGTGATCTATTATTCATAATTTATATAAGTTTGTTTTATAATTTAAAAAATTGATAATTTTCAATTTTATTTTATTAAGTTTTTTTATAATTTTTTATATTTTCAAATTCACCAACATTTATTATACGATTTTTTAAATCATTATATTCTGGTGAATTTTTATCAATAATGTCAGATGTAACTTTTTCTAAATCTGATAAAATATTATTTTCTATATAAATATTTTTCTTTATTTCATCTAAAATTTTTCGATTATTCATAATTTCATCAAATATTTCTAATTCTTGCTTGTAATCTTTTTCATTTGGAGTTTTCATCATATGCAATAACAAAAATCTTTCTACACCTAAATTACTTATAACTTCATTTATTAATTTTTTATTGTTATCAATCAATTTATTAACAACATAATCAGTTAATTTTCTACTAGCTCCATAATTTTTATGATAATTCTCAACCGAAATAGCCAAATACAAATTACTAAATATATCAGCCATTGCACCTGATAACATTTGTTCTCGTTTTAAACTACCACCTTTTAAAGCAACAAAATTTGTTAGATTTGCATAATCTATAATCTGATTTTCTAAAACTTTTCCAACTCCGGGTATTAAATTACTAACATTTAATGACCTCCAATACAAAGTCAAAGAATGGATTAAAATATTTTTAAAATTATTATTAAAGTTATCAATATCATTATCTAATATATTTTCTAATAATGGATAAATATGAGGATGTGATTTATTTAATCCTTGACCAAAAATAATAAGTGAACGAGTTAAAGTATTAGATCCTTCAACGGTAATTCCAATTGGAGCTGCTCTATAAAATTTTTCAAGAAAGTTGCTATAACCCAAACAAATAGCTCCGCCAGCTTGTATATCCATAGCATGATTTAAAACTTCACGAGCTCTTTCTGTTGATTGTTGTTTCATAATAGCACTAATAACCGATGGTTTTTCTCCACTATCTAAAATATTATTTGTTAAATCTACAGATGATTGAATTATCCAAGTATTAAAAACCATGGAATTTATTTTTTCTTGTATAGCTTCCATCTTCGATAATGGCATATTAAATTGCTTGCGTATTTTAGCATAATTTATTATGCCAAATGTAGCAACTTTACTACTAGCATTTGCTGTTGCAGGTAAACTTATAGCTCTTCCAGCCGATAAACAATCCATCAACATTTTCCATCCATTACCAATATTTTCTACACCACCAATTATATGTGACAAATCAATAAAAAATTCTCCTTTTATTGTACCATTTGGAAATCCTGCATTTAAAGGATTATGATATGTTTCTTGTATTAAACCTTCATGTCCTCTCTCTAATAATGCAACACTAATTCCTGATCGGTTATTTTCTAATAAATTATTAGGATCTTTTAAATTAAAAGCAATACCCATCAAATTTGCTACAGGTGCTAAAGTAATATATCGCTTATTAACTCTTAGTTTTATCATTAATTTATTGTTTATTTTAACAACTTCGCCTTGATCTATTGATCCGGTTGCATCAGAACCATTGGTTGGACCTGTCAACCCAAAACATGGAATATAAGTTCCATCAGCTAATCCCGGTAAATATTTCTCTTTTTGTTCTTGTGTTCCATAATAAATTAATAACTCACCTGGACCAAGCGAATTAGGAACCATAGTAATTACACCAAGAGCTGGATCAACACTAGATATTTTGGTCAAAATATTCGATGTTTCATTTACACTTAATTTGATGCCTCCATATGATTCATCAATTAAAAAACTAAAAAATTTATTTTTAGCCAAATAATCAACCCAATAATTTGAATTGTTATTTGGATAAATGGTTGATCCATCAAATTTTTCTAATAAATGATTTAATTTTGCCTCGGGAAATTTATTTGGTAGCAAAGTTTTTTTTGGAAAATCTAAATTACCTTTCAAAATTGTGCGATCTAAAGAGGTAGTTCCACTTCGTAAAGCTATTAATTCAGTTTGAGAAATTTTTGGAATTGTAGATTTAACGTATTGAAATAGTCGTTTTGAAATCATATTTATAAACTTTATAAATATTAAAATATTAATAAATTTATTTTTCAGTTAGAAATTTTTATATATTATTTTCTCAAGTTATTCTATATGCAAGGTTTAATTATATTAATTTTATCATTTATAGTTTTATTTTTTATTTCAAAATTTACAAATTTAAAACCATTGATAAATTATAATAATAATTTTGAATATTTACCTATTTTTACTGCTAATGTATACGCCGATTTATTAATTATATTAATTACTTTTAGTAATTTACTTGGAAAAGATAAATCATGGACCATATTAGAAAATTGGTATAAAAAATACAGATTAAGTGCTATGATGGCAGATATATTAATTGGTGTAATTTATTTATTAATAGCTAGATATTTTGTTTACATTATAAAATATAAACCATCATTATTTGAATTTGGAATAATTGCTGTAATCATTCAAATAATATTTGACTTTTTATTTTATTTATTATTTTCATTTATTCCAAAAGGCAGAAATAATATGTTAGATCTTTTTAAACAATGGGCAAAATATGCTACATTAGATGGATTATGGGGAGATAGTATATTAATAATTGTTGGTGTTATTTTATCATCATTATTAATGAAATATTCCTTTAATACAAATATGTTTATATTAATATTAGGACTATATTTAACACCATATATTATTCATATGAAAGATTAATATTATTACATTATTTATTTACCAATAAATATAAATAAATAAATATAAAATTTTATATTTATTTATTTTAATGATAACTATAAGTCAAAATGCAAAAAAGGTTTTACAAAATTTAATTAAAAATCAAAATGGTACTGCTGCTTTTTTATATTTAAAAGGTGGTGGTTGCAATGGATTTTCTTACAAATTTAAAATATTAGAAAAAGACGAAAAACCTAATAAATTAGATGAAATTTTCAAGCTTGATACCATAAATCTTTATCTTTGCAATAACAGCCTGATGTGGCTAATTGGAACTCATATTGACTATATAGAAGATATAATGGGTTCACGATTTGACTTTAAAAATCAAAATCAACAATCAAAATGTGGATGTGGAACTAGTTTTAATTTTAAAAATATTTAATACACTCTTTTTGATAAAGGTACACATTCAACTTCATTATTTAAAGTAAATAAATTAACACCTCGAGTAGATAACTCTACTCTATTATTGTTTAATCTACATAATGTATGTTTTAACCAATTTTCATCATCTCGTTCTTTAAAATCATCATGGCTATGTGCTCCACGAGATTCTTTTCTAAAATTTGCCGAATTCATAGTAACAATAGCATTATCTAATAAATTTTTAAATTCTAACATCTCTATAAAATCTGTATTAAAACAATTAGATTTATCGCTTATTGAAACATTATCAAAATTATTATAAATATCTTGTATTTTTATAACACCTTCTTGCATCGATTTTATATTTCTAAATACACCTGCATGTTTTTGCATTGTTTTTTGCATTTCAAGTCTCAATTCACTAACTGATAAATCACCTTTTTTATATAAATAATGATTATATAAATCTAAATAATTATTTAAATCTGTTATTTTAAAATCTTCTAATTTTTCACCGGGCTTGTTTAGAGCATCTATATTTTCAGCACATGCTTTTCCAAATACGACTATATCTAATAAAGAATTTGCACCTAATCTATTAGCACCATGTACAGATGTACAAGCAGCTTCTCCTGCCGCCCACAGTCCATTTACAATTTTATTTTCATCATCTGTATTTGGATTTAAAACTTGTCCACGCCAATTAGTAGGAATACCGCCCATATTATAATGAACAGTTGGAATAACCGGAACTGGTTTTTTTGTTACATCTACTCCAGCAAAAATACTAGCTGTTTCTGAAATACCTGGTAATCTTTCTTGCAAAATTTCTTTTGGTAGATGATGCAGTTGTAATAAAATATGATCTTTATCTTCCCCAACACCTCTACCTTCATTTATTTCTATTGTCATGGATCTCGAAACTACATCTCTACTTGCTAAATCTTTTGCAGATGGAGCATACCTTTCCATAAATCGTTCACCATCACTATTAATTAAATAACCTCCTTCACCCCGACATCCTTCAGTCAATAATACACCAGCCCCGTAAACACCGGTTGGATGAAATTGAACAAATTCTGCATCTTGTAATGGTATATTTTGTCTTAAAACCATAGCATTACCATCTCCAGTACAAGTATGTGCACTTGTTGCAGAAAAATAACATTTTCCATATCCACCTGTAGCAATTACTGTATTTTTAGCTTTAAATACATGATAGTTACCATCTTCCATATTGTAAGCAATACAACCAACACAAGCTGATCTATCATGATTAAATAATAAATCGGTGGAAAAATACTCAATAAAAAAATCTGCTGAAAATTTTAATGAATTACCATACAATGTATGAAGCATTGCATGTCCTGTTCTATCGGCTGCACATGCTGTTCTATACGCTTGACCCCCCTTTCCATATTCAAGAGACTGGCCCCCAAATGCCCGTTGATATATTTTACCATCTTCAGTTCTCGAAAAAGGTAAACCATAATTTTCTAATTCTAATACAACTTTTGGTGCCTCACGACACATATAATGTATAGCATCTTGGTCACCAAGCCAATCGCTCCCTTTTACTGTATCATAAAAATGCCATTTCCAATCATCTTTAGTTACATTGCCCAATGCCGCATTTATACCTCCTTGAGCAGCGACTGTATGCGATCTAGTTGGAAAAAGTTTACTAATACATGCAACCTTAAAATTTTTTTCAGCTAATCCCATAGTAGCACGTAATCCAGCCCCACCTGCACCAATTACAATTGCATCATAATTATGGTATGTTATATTATCTTTTTTTGCTAATGCTTTTAAGCTATTAGAAAAACTTCTTTTAAAAAAATTTAATTTTTTCATAATATAATATTTATTGTATATAATTTTAAATCAATATTTTTTATTTTAAAATAAATTTTCTCTATTTATTGGTAGTTTAATTTTAATACCATTCAGATGAGGTTTTAATCTAAGTTGACAACCTAATTTTGAATTATCTTGTCTATTACTAAGTAAATCTAAAGTGTCTTCTTCATTTTCACATGGTTTATTTATACTATTATACCAATCATCATGAATATAAACATGACACCCACCACAAGCCATTACTCCTTGACATTCACATTCAAGACACTGATTTAAAATTTGTGATTCAATTGTATTATTTCGTTTAGCAATATCATATAAAGTATCATTATATTCACCTTTTAGTTCTAAAAAATCACCATTATTTGTTTCCACATTGATTTTTATAAAATTATCACTTGAAACATGAAACATATTTGATCGTTGTTTATTTTTAATAACATTAATTTGCGAACTTAATACAGATAAATGGTTAGATTTTAGAAATTTATGAAACATTATATAATATTAATTATTAATATTAAATAATAATTAATATTATCAATTTTTATTTAATAAATTATATAATATTATAACAATGAATTTATTTAAAATAAAAGAATGTTATACTAGTCATAACGGAATAACATGTTTTACAAATATTAATACATATCATTCATTAAAAATTGATAAAATTACTACACTTCGTGCTAAAAACACCGCAACACTTTATATATCATTAAGATTTATTGAATTTATTATAACTGATTTTATAAATAATAAAAATTATTTAATATATGAAAATTCAATAAATAACAGTTCTTTTTTACAAGATATTGCATTTAACTAATATATAATCAAACATAATTAAATTTTTCTATGTTTCTTTCAAGAAATATTGTTGGTACAAAAGCAGCTAGAAATAAAAATTTACTAGATTTTGTTACACTTGTTTTTGTTAATAAATTAGGATACATATCCCAAATAAGATGTCTTATTCCGCCTACCGTATGATACCCTAATGGATATAAAACTGTACAATTTATTAATTTTTGTTTATAAAATTCTAAATTGTTATAATAATCATATAAACTATTTTTTATTGTTTCATTTGAGAGAAAAAATAATCCACTTGTTATACCAAATCCAGTCATATAAACTCCAGAAGTTCTATTAGTAATAGATGAAATAGCTGTAATAGGAAATTTGTAAATAGTTAAAGCAGGTGATAATTTTTTCATATTATAATTAATATTTAAAAATAAATTATTTTTAAATATTAATAATTAAATTAAAAATGCTAATTAAAAATGTATTAAGTCCTGATAAAAGCAATACTATGATGAAATTATATCATAAATCTAATAAAGCTATATTACCATTTATGGGTCTATCTTTTGTGTTAGATAATACAACATTTTACAAAAAATATTTTGATTTTATTAATATAAGCAATTTGACTTTACATTCATATATATCAATTTCATGTGTAATAACAGACTACTATAAAAAAATTCCATTTGCTAGTGAAAAAATATTAAAACTTGCTAATTTTAAAATACATACAATAGGCTCTCTTTATTTTTTATATATTTTATATAATAAATACTATAGACCCGAAATTTATAACTATGAAAATTTAACACGTCGAAAAAGCATACTTTAAAAATTAATTTATTTATTTATTTATTTATTTATTTAACTTTTTATTTTTATTTTTAAATTATTATTAAATAAATAGTTTAAAATTTTAGCTATTTATATTTATAATGTTGAATAAATTAAATAATCAAATAATAAAAAAAAATTTTAAGGTTTTTAATAAAAAATCAATAAATTATTTAAATAAAACATCAAATTATTTTCTAAATGAAAAAATTTCATTAGTGAATAATATAAAACCTGAAAATTATAAAAATAAATATCATGAAAATAAATTAATAGTTTTAAATAGCGATAATAACAATGTAACACACAAACTTTATGACAGTACCATGCCATTAAATACTGGCAAACAAAGACTAATTATTTTAGGCTCGGGTTGGGCAGGTGGTAGATTAGCTAAAGATATTGACTGTGTCAATAAATATGATTTAACTATTGTTAGTTCTAAAAATCATATGGTATTTACACCATTATTACCATCTAGTTGTGTTGGAACCGTTCATAATCAAAGTGTTATAGAAAATATTAGACATATACAACCTGAACTTGGATTACCCCAAAATCATTTTTATTTAGCTCATGCAGAATCAGTAGATATAGAAAATAATATTATTCATTGTGTTACAGATAATAATAAAACATTTAAATTGGGATTTGATAAATTAGTAATTGCAACAGGCGGTAAACCCCAAACATTTAATATACCGGGGGTTTATGAAAATGCATATTTTTTAAAAAATTTAAATGATTCAATTAAAATAAGGAAAAAATTGTTAGAAAATATATGTTTAGCAGGTATACCAAATTTATTAACTAGTGAAAGAAATAAACTATTACATTTTGTAATTGTTGGCGGTGGTCCAACAGGCGTGGAACTAGCTAGTGAAATTTGTAATTTTATAAATGAAGATATGTATAATTATAATCCTAGAATAAAAGGCAGTGTTAAAATTACATTAGTTGAAGGCAATGAACTACTTACTAGTTTTGATAAAACATTAACACAGTATGCTATTCAAAAATTAATTCAAGGAGGTGTTTACATTAAAAAAGCACAAGTAACAAAAGTCGATAAAGACACTATACATTTAAATGATGGATCTATAATAGATTATGGTTTATGTGTTTGGTCTACCGGCGTGGAAACAACTGATTTTATAAAAAAGTTGAATTTAAAAAAACATAAAAATGGTAGAATAATAGTAGATGATTTATTAAGAGTTTATAATAATAATAATCGAGTAAATGATAATATATATGCATTAGGCGATGTCTGTATTAATAAAAATAAACCGTTACCTCAATTAGCACAAGTTGCTGAACAACAGGGCAAATTTTTGGCATATTATTTAAATAATATTGAAAATAATAAAAATTACAATAATAAAAATTACAATTTTAATTATAATCATTTTGGTTCAATGGTGGCTTTAACTACAGGTAAAGGAATATTAGAATTTGGTACACAAAAACAATATAAATTTACTGGATTGACTTCATGGATTGCGTGGAGATCTGCATATTTAACTAAATTACAATCATCTAAAAATAAAATAAATATAATGTCACAGTGGCTTGGTACAATTATTAAAGGCAGAGAAATAGGTTTTTAGACCTTTCAAAATAATTATTTAAAGTTTAAATAATTATTTATATTATAGAAAGAAATATTATAATGCAAAGAAATATTTTAAAAAGAAGTTTATCAACTTTAAAAATTTATAGAAATAATAATAATAAATCATCAATATCTAGTTTCAAAATTGATGAAAAACAATGTGGTCCAATGGTTCTAGATGCATTATTCTATATCAAAAATAATATAGATAATACACTTTCTTTTAGAAGATCATGTCGCGAAGGTATTTGTGGTTCATGTGCAATGAATATTAATGGTAAAAATACATTGGCTTGTTTAAAACCTATTGAAAGTAATATTTCAATTTTTCCATTACCACATATGCCCGTAATTAGAGACTTAATAACTGATATGAGTCAATTTTATAAACAATATAAATCAATAAAACCTTGGTTAGAAACCAATAAAAATAATAAAACAGAAAATTATCAATCTCAAACAGATAGAAAAAAATTAGACGGAATGTATGAATGTATTTTATGTGCATGTTGTAGTACTTCTTGTCCATCTTATTGGTGGAACGGTGATCAATATTTAGGACCCGCAGTATTAATGCAAGCCTATAGATGGGTTCAAGATTCTAGAGATACTATAAAAAAAGAACGTATGGAATTCTTGGATGATGCTATGAAGCTTTATAGATGTAAAACTATAATGAATTGTACTGATACATGTCCTAAAGGACTTAATCCAGGAAAATCTATTGGTGAATTAAAATTAAAAATAAATAACGAATTACATTAAATTAATTATATAAAAATAATTTATTAAATAAATTATAAATTATTTATGAGTGATCATTCATCTGGTGATGCTAAACAAGGTGCTAAATTATTTAAAGCAAAATGTGGAACTTGTCATACTATTAATGAAGGCGGTCCTAACAAACAAGGTCCTAATTTATTTTCTGTAATGGGACGTCAATCTGGGCAAGTTCCAGGATTTAAATATACAAATGCTAATAAAAAATCTGGTATAATTTGGTCTAATCAAACCATGTTTGATTATTTAGAAAATCCAAAAAAGTATATCAAAGGTACAAATATGGCATTTCCTGGATTTAAAAAAGAAAAAGATAGAGAAGATGTAATTGCATATTTGAATATTAACAAATAATTAAAATTAAATAACTTGAAAAATATTTTTATTTATAGATTTTTTTGTTATTATATAATCAAAATTATCATTAAAACTATTTCTCATTATATTTCCAGCATCAAACATTAATATTAAATTTTTATTGTAAATAATTTCATCTACATATTTTTTGTTTTTTTTCTCTGATATTACAAATAATGCAGCTGGAACTCCATAAATTTTAAATATTTCTCCATAATTATAGTCATCATATTGATTTATTAAGTCTTCTGAATTAAAATATCTATTTTTTATTAATTTTAAATTATTAGTTTTTTCCCATGAAATTTCATTTAATGTAATTTTTTTTTTTAATTCTATATTTTCTTGTAAATATTTAAATAAATATCTTGGTATTGGTTTAATATGAAAAGCATAACTATTTATAAAAAAAAAATTCACTATTAAATATAATTTCATTTTTTTTAAA